AGTCGCGGAGAAGTCGATGCCTTTGCCGGAGGTGGACATTACCAAGTTACCGTTGGCAATAGACACATTACCACCGTTTAATACGGAGGCAACAACAGTTCCGTTTACAATAAATCGGATAGGTCTAGTGGATGCGGAAACAATATCAATATTAGAGTCATCTCCACTAATGTATGCTTGTTGAGTTGTTCCATCATTTGCGAAAAATCTTAACGCGCCGGAATTATCCGCACGGCCACGAATATTGATTCCGGTTCCGCTAGTATTGGATTGCACCTCAAGCGGGGCGGTCATTCCAGAGGCAAGACCAATACCCACCCGATTGTTCGTCGAATCAACCTTCAGCGTACTCGTGTCCACCGTCAGATCGCCGGTGATGGTGGCGGAGGCGAGGGTGGCGGTGCCGGATGCTCCGAGGATGTTGTTTACGCTGATCTTCTTCGTCGTACCAGATGCCGCCATCGTCGTGTCAGAGACATCGACTATTGGAAACATATCGTTGACTGGATCAGCAGCCGTTAAGGCTGTTAGGGCTGTAATCTTTGAATCTGCCATAGGTCAGTTGGATTGGATTGCGAGTTTGAAAAGGTCTTCCTGTTGCAGAAAACCAGCGTCTTCTCGCAACAGAGAATCGAAAGTACCAAAGGTGATGACGATTTTTCCGGTGCCGTCTTCTTGCAGCACAAAGAACTCGTCCTCTTGCAGAACATCTCGACGCAGCACCGGCGCATCAGTGCCACCGGCTTGACCGGAGAACAACCGATTGAGTGCTATGCCGATTGAGATCATTAGCTGCGAGCTAGAAATGCTACGACGCTACCGGATAAGATCTGGAATCCAGTGATATTACCCACCAGCGGCAGTCCAGCAGGGATCGTCTTGGAGGTCCAAGTGCCAGAGATTTGGTAGCCAGTGATGGACGTAAACACCGTCGGCTCGGTTGGGATCAAGCCAGCCCAGTTGCCGGTCTGAGCGGCGGTGCTAGTGACCAGCGCGAAGCCCTCGCGGCCCATTGAATACTCAGTCGAAATGTCTGCTTGGACGGCCATAAAATTGTGTTTCGGTTAAAGGGGAGGCTGTCAGCGTATCCAACAGCCTCCCCAGTTTTGGTTGTTTAACCTTTTCGGATCTTCGGTGCTAAGGCTCCTTGTACCCACAAGATAAGCTTGCCTCCTTCAGGAACAGAAACAGTGTTGAAATTAGTGCGTTGGAGAGTCGCATCAATTTCGGGACCAGCCAGCAATTTAGTTTTGCCGGTCTTGTCCACTGCTATGGTTGTTGCAATACGCATATCCTTAAGGATTAAGCGGTGATCAGAACCTCAGCTTGCGTAGTATCCGCAGCAGCCGCACCGAACATGATATCGTAAGACGCCATGTGAGCGCGGGTAGAACGGGAATACCACACAGAGAGCAACACAGACAGACCATTGCTCAACTCAACAGTGCGCTGCTCAACGAACTCGCCAGCGATCATTCCAACCGGCAAGCCGCTCGCAATCGCGATAGCGTCCTGACCACAAACGAAGCCAGCAGTGTTAGCGATAGCACCAGTATAATCGTTTTGCTCCAAGATGTTCGCAAAGCCGAAATAGCCGTTGTTCAACGGACCATAACGCGAATCAGGGAACGGATTAGTTCCAGCGGCAGCAGTCAACTGACCGGAGAACATCAAACGGGCCAAGTGTCCACCATCCAACAGAAGCAACTTCTGTCGGTAATTCTTGGCAAGAGCCAAGATCGCAGGAAGGTCGCTAGAATCAAAGTTCGCAGCAGTACCAATGACAGTACCAGCACCAAACAGCGCGGCAGTCATCTGAGCGGTGACCTTCTTGCTAATACCAAGAGCAAAGATCTCAGCAGAACCCTGAGCCAAGTCGCTGATAGCAAAACCCTGATTCAACTCCTGCTGAGTGACGGTAAAGCTCTTGGTGATCTGATTAACAGTCACCGAGGTAGCAGCCAGCGTGGACTGGTTAGCCGCACCGTCTTCAAAGTTGGTAGCGTTATCAACAGTCGCATCACCAGTCGTGAACTTCTTGACCTGAACGGTAGCGCGGGGACGCAAGTTATCCAAGCCAACGTTGCGCGTAAAGCCAGCGATCATCGCGAGCTTAGTGGTAGCAACAGTGATAACCGCATCAGCGAGATAATCAACGACGAGACCAGCAGCGAAAGTATTCGCGTTCTGGGGAGCGATCATCGCGGACTGGCGCAGCAACTCACCATGATTCTCAATGAGGAAACTCTTACGCTCTGCACCAGCGCGGAGAGACTTATGCTTCTCCAGCAGCGGGTTGCCCAAGTTCTGAATCACGGGACGAACCGGATCAGGAGCGGGAGCGGCGGTGTTTGATTTCATTGAAGCCTCCAACGAGGTGAGCTTCGCAAGAATCGCGGACAGATCAACGGGAGCGGCAGGAGCAGCCGCAGCCGTCACAGTAGTAGCAGTATCGGACATATTTGTGTCGGGTTGTTGTGTTGGTTGCGGCGTGGAGTCCACGCCATTTTTGCTGTTAGCTGTGTTGCTATTAGCAGAAAGCTTGTCGTCTAGGGATTCGTCTTCTTGCTCTTCTTGACGCTCAATCTGAGCATACAGAGCGTTGAACCAATCGCGTCCAGCAGCACCTCCCCAGAGGTTTGCCGCTACATCCGCAGGAGTATTAGGTTCTGCTTCCAAGAATCGGTCGTTGCGTCCCCACCAAGCGTTAGCTTTGCGGATCTTGTTTTCGGTAGGAGCTTCGCCGGAAATCAGCGACTTAGCGTCAGCTACTGTAGCGGGTTCAAGACCGTCACCAGCAAGACCTTCATCGTATTGCTCTAACCCTCGACGGAGATTGTTCTTGACCGTCTCAGGAGCAGTCTTTGTGACAGCGCGAGGATGCCATTTAGCGGCCATAGCCAACTGCTTGATGGGTTTGTCCACCAAGCCAAAAGCCAGAGCTTCAGCGGTAGTAAACCAAGTTTCCGCTTTCATCGCAGCGCGGATAGACTCGGGAGAGCGTCCTGTCTTTTTAGCATACACTCCAACCAACACTTGAGCGTGTTGATCCAAAGCCTCAGCCATCTTCCGCATATCCTCGGAAGTACCGGAAGCCATCCCTGACGGATCGTGGATCATCATCAGAGCGGCATCAGCCATCTCTACGCGATCACCGGCAAGAGCGATAATTGACGCGATAGAAGCAGCGATACCCACAACGCGAGTGGTTACCGGAGCTTTGCGACCGCGCAACTGGTTGTAGATGGACAATCCATCCCAGACATTTCCGCCGGGAGAGTTGATCTCTACAAGCAGCGGACCATTGCCAATCTCGTTGAGTACATCCGAAAACTGTTTTGCAGATAGACCGCTTCCACCATACCAGTCTTCGCCAATCTGGTCAAAGATCTGAACGGTAGCAGGATCACCGGCAGCGTTTGCCGGAGCGAAGTAAAGCCAATCTGACTTCTTGGTAAAACTCATTCGGTTTTCTTGGCTTTTGGTTTCCGAGTCTTCTTAACGGTAGCGGTAATCTCTTCCTGCTCTACAACAACAGGTTGCGACCCACCTTCTGACGGAGCAACTGGAGACGGAGATTCAGAAGAATCGTCTTCAATGTCAATAGCAGTTGCAACACTAGTTGCGGGACGCTCTTTCTGAATCACCGAAATCTCAGATACATCCACGCCATACTTTGCAGCGAGTTGACGTACAAACAAAGCTTGTTGAGCTTTTGACTCTAAAGCAGAACGCCAATCAAGACCACGCGCTCCGTAGACCTCATCAAAGGTAACAACGCCAGCCTCTAGCTCTGCCAATTGAGCCGCAGAATTACGGCCAACGTCAACATTTGGGCTGCGTGGAGCGGTGATTGATACTTCGTACCAATCCGAGGGAGCGTCATTGAGCGTAGGATCGTTTTTGATCGCGTACTCCATCGCGTACTCGTAAATACGACGAGCCGCTGATGCCATGACTTGATGGCGAGAACGGAACCATACAGACGACATATCTAGCGCACCGCGATAGACAGTTCCCTGCATTGACTCTGGGTAAACCAGAACGTAAGGGATACCAACGCCAGCGCAGACCTTTTCGGTCAATTGTCGCCAGTACTCCCGCATATTGACACCGGGACGCTCGGTCGCGAACTGCTCGAAACTGTCACCGTTTTTCATTACCTTAACGCCAGATCCAAAGACCTGTTCGTAGTAATTCTCGGCGGTGTTTACGCTCGCTCCAGCAGTACCAGCGCGGAGGTTGCTCGCTTGGACTTCACCAGCGTCAGTCTTAACAATCTGAGCGACAGAAGCACCAAGCTTACAAGCTTCCATCTCCAACTTTTGCAGATCATCGAGATCGTGAAGATCGTTGATGACAGCGGAGACAAACGGAAGACCTCTAAGCTGACCGGGACGATTCGGCTCGTAGATATGTACAACCGAGTCAGAGGGAATGGAGCGAACATCAGTCAGGTTACCCTGAGTTTTTTCCGATCCAATAAAGTATGATATCGCTCGTCCGGTACGAGGATCAAATCGGATGCCATCAAATACGGTCTCATCTGCTTGCATCCCTACCGGAGTTGCAATGGATTGGGCTTCGATTAACTGCAATCGAGGTTTGCCGGTCTCTCCTTTGGTCAACAACAAAAACGACTCACCATCGTAGAACCAGCCGCGAGCGGCTTGTCCCATCAGAGTTGAGAACGACTGGCGAGAACCGATATCGGGGTATCTAGACCAAACATCAAACCACCTCTTGGCTTTGAGATTCCACGCAGAATCGCTGGAAGCTGGTTGAACTGAGAAGCTGGAGCCAACAGTGTAGCTCTCAAACAGATCACCAAGCCTATTTAGAACAGCGTTGTTTTGCTCAAAAAAGCGAGACTTGCGAACGATGGCTTGACGAGTCGAACTGGTAACATCAAACCGCGCGGAAGTGTAAGATGTGTCAAGATACGAACGACGCAATGACTGACCCGCTCCTTCGTATTTGTTAACGGGAGCAGGGAACAGCTTGTTCGCTATGTTTTGAAGAAAGCCCATTAGCTCATTCGGGTTGTGGCTTCACGACGGAATTGCGTGAAATCCCCATAATACCGAGTGGTTGAAACCAGAACGGCGGTCAGCATCTTGTTGTAAATCTGGAGATCGGTGGGACTAGCGATCCCATCACCAGAGAGAAGCGTTACAGCGTAATCGTAATCCGTTAGCAGAGACTCCCACATTTGCAGCATCTCAATTGGTGCTGCCGTACCCTTACCGGGTTCAGCGAACTCAACGGAAACGTCAGAGCTAGAAGTGCTGCGGACCACATTCCCGCTCTCCATTGAGTTAGCGGAAACAGTTAGCTTTGCCGTCAAAGCCTCAAGCAGTGTCAAAGCGGCTTTGCTCGCGTAGGTCGTACGCAAGTAACTCCGCTTAGTTGCTACTGTGTATGTAAACACTTGCGCGGACTATCAACAGACTGCCAAGTTTGTCAACCACTAGAATTTTCGGAGGTACTGGAAGTTAGGTCTCCCCACAACATTACCATCGCCAACTGCATGATTTCACAGTCGTGCAAATGGTCCGGCCAACGAGTGTTTCGCTTGAACCATAAGTGCTTAATCCTGCCGGAGCGGTTAGCCGTTGGCTTGAGAAGATGGCTGTCCAAGTGCTTCCAATAGGTATCAGAATCGCTCGCAAAAGCCCCTTCAGCGTCTAGCGGAGCGGGTAGGCTACAAACACTCCATTGATGGGTTTCTGTCCCTTTACGGAGCCGCTGGAGTACCTCACGCATATGCTCGGTATCAAAGACAAGCAGAGGCTGCACAGCGTCAGTCCGCATCGAGGTTGACGTTGTAATTCCAAAGGGATGGATTGAGCCGGTCTTGCTGGTAAATCTGGCTCCAGTCTCTCGGCCTTTAAGTGGCATCCATCCGATTAGCATTGGCTTTCGGAGACCTCCCTCTGGTGGATACCGCAGACCGCATGGATAGTTTATCGGGCTTGCACTGCTTTGGGAGAACTCAGCGCAAGCATCATACACCGCTTGCGTGTTATAGCCGGAATCAACGCCAACATCCATGTCGTGGACGTTGTACTGTAACTGTATCCTACGGAGTGCGGCAAAGTCGTCAGCGTGACCGGCTCCAACAAGTCGAGAGTTGCCTTTGCTCCACTCGCGGCAGACCCACCAGAGGAACGGAGCCGCAGCTTGTACGTCAGCGGTGAGGTAGCGTCTGGCTTCTGGAATTCCAGCGTCAGAGACGATCTCGACTCTGTCCTGTTGAGTCTCCTGATTCTCCCACGGTTCCGCTAACATACCGTTGATGAATCCCTGCAATCCCATCATCGAGGATTTTGCTTCAAGGAACGCGACGGCAAGATTTCCCCAAGTGCATTTGCGATCTGGGGAGTAGAGAGACGAGAGGTGGTAAGACCTTACGCTCGGGAGGCTGGCTTTGTTTTCGGAGATCCACTTGCCGTGACGTAACCCTGCGACCTTTTGGCTGTCGCTTATCTTCCCCTGACACAATTGGCAGACGTAGTGGGCTGTAGTACGGATGCGCTGCCAGTCAGGTCGTCCGTCTTCTAGTTTCTCGTTCTCCCAAGTGACTTGTCGCCACTCCAGCTTGATATGCTCTCGGCAATATGGACACGGGATGTAATACCTCCGCTGGTCTCCTCGCAGATATCTCTGCCAGATTCGTCCCTCGGAGGTTGTTGGAGTCGAAGTGAAAAACGCTTTGGAGCTACTGAACGCTTTGAGCCGCTGCTCGGCAAGATCCAGAGCGTCAGCTTCCTTTGCGGTCGCATCAGCGAATTTATCCACCTCATCTGCAACCAAGATTCTAACCGGACGAGACGCTAAGTTTGCCGGTGAGTTGCTCCCAACAAACGTCAGTGTACAGCGGTCGAATTGCTGCTCAAGATTGGTGATCTGGTCTTTATCCGTAGGGAACCGCGCAATCATTGCCGGTGAGTCTTCCAGCATTGGTAGCCAGCGAGACTTGGAGAAGCTGCGAGCCAGATTCTCAGACGGCATAAGCCACAACGCAGGAGACGGCTCCACGTCGATCGACCAAGCGAGACCAGCCATTAGCGTCGTCGTTTTGCTGGTCTGAGATCCCCAACACAGAGTAACCTCGGAGACCGCTGGATCCTTCCAACTCTCAAGCGGCTCCCTGCAATATGGTCTGACCGCCGTGGAGAATGGACCGGGATGCTCGGTCTGTCGTTGACTTAGAGTCAGATTGCTCTCAGCCCATTCGACAACAGATTGCCGTGGAGTCGGTCGCCATAACTGTCGTCGGAACTCTAGGATCTCTAGCTCTAGGTCTGTCATTAGAATAGTTGGTTCATCTTATATTGCATAGCGGAAGCCATATTAATTAACGCCATGCGATCTTTTATTCCATTAACAAGACGGTCCTCAACCTTATGGTTTGCAGCCCAAGACGCATTGCGGTTGAAGATCTCAACCATCATAACAATGTTGTCATCCAGCAGATGCAGCACTCCGTAGAACGGAAGCTTAGTGCGTCTAGTAACTTCAAGAGCCGCTTGGATCTTAGACCAAGAGATCATCCATTCATTTCCGAATGTGGTCTGGAGCTTGTGGAGACCGTAGCTGCGAGTTTTGACCTCATAGATTCCGGTGATGATTCCTTTAGCCGGATCAAATATGAAGCCATCAATGCGGGAAGGCTCTTGGTCTGATATCGACAGGAACTCCAAGCCGGTCTGACGCTCTATCGCTTTGATCGCGATTCGGTTCTGGCGAAGCGATTCGATACCGGCTGGTTTCTGGCAGTTTAAGATTTCCACGGGTCAGTCTGGTGCAGAGTTTTGAGACACACTTCTTGAACCCAACGCTCTAGTTCACGCTCGGCGTGTTCTGGATCGTGCGGAGCAATGCGACCGGATAGTTGCTTAGGCATAGACTTCAGCAGTTGGGACACTGCTCCATCGTGTTCCTGCATTGCCTTCTTAACCCAAGCACCAGAGACCAGCGTTCTCTCCTTCTCGGATTGGGCCAGTACGTCATCGCGGCTTGATATGAGATTCTTCGCTGCGGTAGCGTGTACCGAGACCATTCTGCCAGCATCGAGGGACCGAGATTGTAGGGCTTCAACTGCTAGATCATAAGCGGCTCTCTCGATCTTCTTCTGTCGCTCATACGCTCCCTGCGGAGAGTCTTCTGTTGCTAGTGCAGCGTTGATAGCGGCAGATGCTTCGGGAGGTCTGTATGGGCCTCCTGCGAGTTCTGGTGCTGGTTGCTGCTGGATCGCAGTCATTCGCTGGAGCGTCGATGGTCTACCGCCTATCCCTTTGCGCGATCCTCTCCAAGCGTCTGCTTCTTCTGGGGAGGTCAACGGCATCCCTGCTGCGGTAAGTTGCGAGACTCTTCCTTTGGTTAAACCGCTGTGTTTGACGTAGTCGGTTTGAGTCATCGCAATTGGATCGGGAGGTTCTCTTGCTTCATCTTGACTAGTTCTTCAAGACCTCGCGTGACAGTTTTGTAAGCCGATTTCTTGGGATCGGGACAATAGAACACCGCGACTTGGTCGATGGTGAACGATCCGCTTTTGATTCGGTCCAAATGCCACTTGAGCGTTGAGTGTCCAATGTTAAGGAGTAGGTAGTCTGTGGCTAGTGACATAAGTTTGTACTACAATAGCAAGTTCGCTCGCGCAAGATGATCGGTCCCGCGCGATCACCTGCGTATTAGACATAGCTGGGAGCCTCCTAACATTATTGCATTAGGTAGGCAAAGCGTTATACTTAGTAGCATAAAGCGATTTGTTTTACTATTGTCCATCACTGCTATGATTTGATATTGCTCTTAGCGTTAGTGATATGTTCTTGAACAGTAGCTTTGGTTGGTATTGATACAATAGTCTTACCGATTGATTGCATCTTCCTTTGCAGCACAATGTTCTCGCCGTGATTAAGGATAGCACTCACTCGATTCATACCGCATCCCATTAGCTTGCCGATCTCGCGGTATGTCATGCCTTTAACTCTGTTGTGATAAGCTCGCTCACAATCGTATGTGTTAATCCACTTAGCGGTCTCTTCCTCCTCGGTTGTAGTGTCTAGCTTGTCAGGATAACTCATCCAGCCTTTAGCAATAGCACTAAGCACAAGCTGAGGTGCTTGATTTAAAAGGCTCAGTTTGCTCTGTGATTCAAGCAGATCATCTTTGGAGATCTCACCTTCTTGGACTTGACGAGTAAGGTATTTTTGTGCGCCTCCCATATTACTGTTGGTTCTTTTCTTCTATGGCTTCGATCTGGTTGAGCAGATCAACGATGGAGTTATTGGATTGAATCAACTCCATCTCCAGCTTACGAGCCAATGCAAATACAACTGTTAGCGTTAGTATCGGGTAATGCTTCCTAAGCTTCTCAATCTCAGCGTCACAGCGTGGTGTTGCTGACTTAGTATCTTCAAAGAACTCTGCTGGTGTTGTCATGGTGTTAAATGGTTTGTTGTATATCAAAAGGGAATGTCATCTTCAGGTCCAAGAGGATCGGTAGCGGATACCTTCTTGGTTGCTTGCTTAGGCTCACGGTTGTCTGTCTCTACATAGTTACCGAGGATCGGTCCCTTCTTGCCATCTTGTCTGGCTTGCTTAGATACAGACTGAACAATCATCCCGTCGTTACCATACTGGTCACGGCCAGCCTTATTGGTAATAAGAGCAATGTCCAAATACGTTCCAGCCTTACCTTTGAATAGGTGGGTCTTGTCTACTTTAGTAACGTCAATCTTTCCGGTGATCATGGTGTTTATGTTGGACTGAGTCCGTCGAGAGACTGACAGACTTGTTTAGGGGAGTCAACCTGTCGTTGGGTTTTTTAAACTTAGGTATCCATACCGCACTCAGAGAACCGGCAAAACTGCCCATCGTAGAAGAGTTTTACCAGTCCGCACTCACCATCTCGCTGCTTGGCAATCACAATGGTTGCTTCTCCTTTAGGCTCTCGGCGGTCTCGGTCTAAGAGCATGACACAGTCAGCATCACGCTCAATCTGACCGGAGTCAGCAAGATCGGTAAGTCTGGGTTGTCTCCCCTTATCCTTCTCGTTCTCTCGGTTCAACTGAGCGAGACACAACATCGCAACTCCAGTTTGGACGGCAATGTCTTTGAGCTTACCGCTGACCTCTGCGACCTCGTAGGTGCGTTTCTCTGCTCGGTCTGCGGCTTTGATCTTCTGAAGGTAATCTATGATCACCAGCTTAACTCCATGCTTCCGCACCGCTCGACGTATGTTTGCTGTGATGGAGGCAATGCTTTGAGAGCTAGACCCATCGAGGAACCATAACGGACTAGAAGCAATCTTGGCAGACGCTCCACTCATCGAGCGCATATCACCTTCGGAAAGATCACCGCTTTTTAGGTTTTGCATTGGCACTCCACCAATAGAAGCGACTGATCTTCGGAAGATTGATTCCTTACTCATCTCAAGCGATATGAATAAGGTTGGCACTCCTGCTTGTATTGCTGCGGCTTCTGCTATTGCAATGGCAATTGCAGTTTTACCAATAGATGGACGAGCGGCAATGATTGCCATCTCTCGCAACTGCAAACCATCAGTCATCTGGTCCAGCCGATAGAATCCAGTCGTGATCCCACTCAAAGTACCTTTGCGAGCAAACCGCTCCTGCATCTGGTCAATGAACGTACCGGCAACTTGCTTTGAGGTTGAGAGAGTCTCACGGGATAGCTCAATGCTGAGTCCAGACTCGGCATTAGAGACGATTTGATCCGGCTGGAGTGTCAAGACAGCGGACTCGCGTATCAATCGGTCTCCGGTCAATCGTAGCTGACGACGATGAGCGGCTTCGACAACACCTTTAACGTAGTTTGGAAGATTGGCTGGTGATGGGCAGACTTCCATCGCTTTGTTCCAGTCTTCAAACGGGATAGTTTGATTGCCGTTAAGCTTTTTCCATTCCTTACCAAGCTCGGGTAATGATATTTGGCGGTTCTGTTGGCTTAGAGACCTAATCGTCTCGTATGTGTCTCTAAGCGTGTTGGTCTCTATCCATTCGCTTTTAACTTCAGCGAATGCGTCAGCGCAAGTGTCTAGGGTTCCGGTAAGACAAGCTCCAATTAGACCAAACTCGTCGTCTTGAGCGAAGAAAGCGTCGTTCATAGTGAATCCCTCCAGTCAGTCTGCTTCTTGTGAGCAGATGCAATTGGAAGGGATGGTTGAGAGTCTTTCTTCGGGAAGATTCCTCTCCATCCAGAAGCAATTGAGTTCTCGACGACAGTCGGGAAGTCAGCAGCGGTAAACTCTCGGGACCACTTGGTCAGTGATGCTGCGAGTCCGGTCTTCTTGTAGCCCTCTCGCTTCTCGGATTTGTACTGGAGCCAGAGCTTAACGGCTTGAAGACAGCTATCGGTTCGCAAGCTCTCCGGTAGCTCAACTCCGAATGAAACCTCCCATGGCGACTTAGGAGCCGCTGTATCTTTCTTATTAGGAGTAGGAGAAGGAGAAGGAGAGCTATCACTTCGCCATGCATTCGCCATTGGGGTTGCCATTGGGGTTGCTATAGCGACCCCATTAGGGTTGCCATCACATTTGGGCTTATCCCATCGCTTTTGCGCTCCAGTCTTGCCGGATGCGGCTTGTTTTAGCTTGTAGTCCGCTTGTTCTTGTCGGATCTGCTCTAGTCGGACGTTCTTCAACGTATCGCCATCGCATAGCGTGAACTTAGCGAGAACATAGCGAATCGATGGCGACCCCATTAGTCCCGCTATGCGAGCGGACCTATCTTCGTCTGATGGGATTCCGCCTTTAGACCACTGATGGCAGAGCAGTCTGATGTATCCACCAACCTCTTCCGCGCTCATGTCCGCTGTTCCTGCTAAAAAATCGTCAGCGTA